TACCCCTCCAAGCCAAAGATCCCGCCATGGGATCTAGGCTTTTATTTTTTTTTTTTTGCGCGAGAGAAACTCTGTGTATATTGAAGATGCTACGAAAGGAAGACTATGCTCTACATCGCTCTCGCTCTCACTACCATACTTACTGCTATCTTCGGTATAGCTCACGAGGAGCAGAAGCACATGGCCTCACAGTACAAGGCTCGTGTGCAGAAGCTCGAGAATGAGAATGCCAAGCTGCGCGCTAAGACTATGACCCAGGAAGAGTGGAACCGCATGACGGACTACGTCTTTACTACCGCCCACTGATCCGACCCCTATATCCCAAACCCGGGATATAGGCTTTTGAAAGGAATACACATGTTCGTACCCGCCATCACCGCCGTTGCTATCGCCTATGGTCTTACCATCATCAGTCTAATCGTCCTCCTAGCCAAGGCCGACCACGAGCGAGACCAACTCAAGACCAGTGTCGATCTGCTTATTAAGGCTCAGGTGAAGTCAGTTCTCGAGATCAAGGAGCTTCAGGCAGAGATCCGCGAGAAAAACTGACCCTTATATGAGACCCCTCTATTCGAAAGGAACCACCATGGACACCAACGACAACAACGTCGAGACCACCGAGCCCGTTATCGAGTTCAAGTTCAACAAGGACGCCCTCGTTCCCGCTATCAAACGCAATGCTAAGAAGATCATTGCCGGAGCCGCTGTTATCGCAGCAGGCACCGCTCTGACCCTCATGGCTGTGCGCTCAGTACCGGAGATCGAGGAGTCCGAGGAACTCGAGCACGATGACCTCGATGAGATCGACTCCGACGAGTCCGACTCCGACGACTGACTCTCACCTATAGCCCCTAACAAGGGCTATAGGCTTTCCGCGACAAAAACGGTGGGTATATTGAAGACCCTACGAAAGGAACCTCAAATGCTCATCCGTTTCACCGTTTCTCTTGTTCGGAACTCCCTCCTCATCATGGGTATTATCCTCGCCTCCTGCTTTATTGGACGCGGGGCTAATGCCCGGATGAAGTACGTTCTGAACATGCAGCAGCGTCACATAAACCGCCGCATCCGTTCTGCCCGCTGGTAAACACCACCTATATCCCGACCTGGGATATAGGCTTTGCCTGATAGAAAGGAGACACAATGCTGACTGTCCTCCTAGGACCCAGCTGCTCAGGCAAGACAACCCTTCAACAGAAAATGGTTCAGAATGATGGATACCATGCTGTCCGAACTGCCACCACACGCCCTCGACGTATGGGAGAAGACGCTTCTACCTACTACTTCCTCAAGGATGGCGCCTTTAGCGAGTGGGAACGACGAGGAGATCTTATCTGCTGCGAGGTCTTCCGAGGCTGGCGATACGGAGTTCCGCGTGATGAGATTTCCAGACGGAACAACCGGCTTAATCGAGTTGTCATTCTCACAGTCGGAGGCACACTTGAGCTCCTCAGTCGACACTCTGATATCGTGGTTGGAGACGGACTGAAGATCCTCTACCTCGGAGCAGATGGACCTACTGTTGAGGCCAGAGCCTACCAGCGAGGCGATGATCGACGTGAGTATCTTCGCCGTATGGCAGCAGACTCGATCGACTTCCGCAAGTTCCCTCAGGAGAACGGCATGTGGGAGTTTGAGCCGAGCTACATCCTTAGCTGCCTGAACAACCGAGACAACTACAAACTTGACCCGAAGCTCAAGCGGGTTGACCGAAAGGAGTACAAGTGAATGTCACTACAGGTACGGAGCTACTCAAGAAAAACACACCTGCTATCCTCACCGCTGCGGCATGTATCGGGACCATCACCACTGCCGTACTCACGGCGCGTGGGGCCACGCTCGCAATTGAGAGGACGGCGGATTATTGTCGGGAGAACCTCCGCTCGCCCGAGGACCTTGACTGGAAAGAGAAGTTTACTATCTCGTACCGTTGCTACATTCCCGCTGCTATCGCAGGGGTATCGACACTGGTGGCTATCGTCGCAGCTAACCGTGTCCAATACGCTCGAGGTGCGGCGTTCGCACTTGCTTACGCAGGTAGCGAGAAGGCGTTTGCGAGGTACCGTGACGCTGTGGCGGAAGTGGTTAAGCCGAAGGACCGAGAGAAGATTAAGACTCGTATTGCAGAGAAGGCTCTTGAGGATGCTGGAGAACCTGTATCCGGTACAGTTCTTGTTGCCGCATCAGGTGATGTCCTCTGCTACGACGTATTCTCTGGCCGGTATTTTCGATCTGATATTGAGACCATTCGCCGAGTTGAGAACAACATCAACGGTCAGCTCAACACAGACTGCTATGCATCACTCAATGAGTTCTACACTGGACTCGGTCTTCCACCAGTCGCCGCAGGAGAGCTTGTCGGATGGTCTGAGCCCAACTCGCTCTCCGTCGAGTTCGGATCGCAGCTGGACCCAAAGGGGAACCCTGTTCTGACCGTCGACTTCCTCGTTGCTCCGAAGGAGAACTACTTCAAGATCGCGTAACAAACCATGGGTATAATGAACCACCACTTGAAAGGACCAATCATGTTCATTCTGCCCTACACCCAGAACCAGTCCGTTTGGCTTGCCGGAAACAACATCGTTTCCAGCTCCAAGGACGACTCTGAGAAGACCGAACCCACCACCAAGTGAACCACCTATATCCCGACCTGGGATATAGGCTTTTGAAAGGATACTCATGTTCAAGACCACCGTTCGCGCCAAGTCCTTCTTCGACGACGAGGTTACCACTCACACTCTCTACTTCAATCTTTCTCGTCGAGAGGTGTTCGAGCTCGCCAAGGAGTACAACGGCGTCAACGCCTTCCAGGAGTATATCACCAACGCTCAGGCGGATGAGAACCTCTTCCAGATTGTTGAGTTTACCGACAACATCATCGGGAAGGCCTATGGTGAGCGCCAGGGCGAGCGCTTCGTCAAGTCTGATCTGATCACGAAGAATTTCATTGACGGACCCGTATATGAGGTCCTCTTTGATAAGATTGCCTCCGACCCGAAGTTCGCCAAGGAGCTCATGGAGGGTATTCTCCCGACCAAGCTGCTCGAGTCCCTTAAGGACGATCCGAAGTACAAGGAGATCACTGAGCAGATCGGCTGATCGTATTCTCGAGGGGGCCTGGAGCAATCTGGGCCCCCTCAAAAACTCGAAAGGACACACAATGGCAAATGCCCCAATCCGACCTGAGCTTCCTTCCAACTCCAAACTTAAGGAGCGCAAGAAGGTAGAGCAGGTCACCTCTTCTCCAGTCACTAAGAAGAAGCAAGGCTTCGCTACCAAGGCTGTATCAGCATTCGTTGGAGAGGACATCCATAATGTAGGGGAGTATCTTGTTTACGATGTTGCAATCCCAGCATTCAAGAACCTCATCTCTGACATGGTTTCTCAGGGTATCGAACGTATGCTCTTCGGAGAGAGCTCTCCTCGACGCGGCTCTAGTTCGGGTGGGACACGAGTCTCCTACGGCTCCTACTCTCGTCCGGGCTCAGCTCCAGGCAACCGCAGAGATGCATCTCAACGAAATCGCCGCTACCACGACTTCTCGGACATCGAACTCGAGTCGCGGGATGAAGCGTACCTCGTTCTCGACCGCCTTGCGGACCTGGTCGACGAGTATGGTCTCGCCACCGTGGCAGACCTGTACGACCTCTGTGGTATCACGACCGAGTATACCGATGAGAACTGGGGATGGACTTCGGCCCGGAACATGTCGGTAATCCGCTCGAGACACGGCTACATGCTTCAGCTTCCAAAACCCGACCACGTTACATCACGATGACACCTCAACAGACGCGGCTTGCACTGATCGCCGCATATCCATACTCAGACAAATGGCGTCGGCGCGTTGAGCGCATGGAAGACGACCAGGCAATCGCAATCTATCTTCGACTCAAGAAAGCTGGTAGGATCAAGTGAATCTCTCCTTTGCAACCCGTATCATCGGTCGGACCTCGCTGGTAATCAGTAAGCACGCCCCGACTATCCTGACTGTGGCTGGTACTGCCGGCTTCATCGGGACCACCGTTCTCGCTTCCAAGGCCACCCTCAAGCTCGAGGAGACCGTGGCTGAGGAGGCCTCTCTTCTCGTCAAGGTCCACGAGGCCCAGGAGGAGGGTAAGCTCTCCGACAAGGATGCCGCTCATGACAAGGTTGTTCTGTACACTCGAATGGCGACCAAGCTCGGGAAGCTTTATGCTCCTGCGCTGATTCTGGGAGCTGCTTCAATCGCCGCTCTGGCTACCGGTCATGGTATCATGCTCAAGCGGAATGCCTCCCTGGCTGCGGCTTACGCTGCTGTCGACCAGGCTTTCAAGTCCTACAAGAAGAAGGTCGAGGCTAAGTTCGGTAAGGATGCCGTCCTCGAGGCAATCTCGGTACCCACTGAGGAGCTCGTTGTGGACGGAGATACTACTGAGTCTGTCCTCAAGTACGGTGACACTTCTCCTTATGGTGTCATCTTCGATGAGACCAACCACAACTGGTCTGCTGATGAGGACCTGTCTGCTCTGCACCTGAAGTGCCAGCAGCAGTACGCCAACGATATTCTTCAGACTCGTGGGCACATCTTCCTCAACGAGGTTTACAAGATGCTCGGCTTCCCCCACACTCCTGCCGGCGCTATCACCGGCTGGGTCAAGGGTAACGGTGACAACTTCGTTGACTTCAACATCCACGATGGTCTCTTCGAGGGCGAGGACGCTAATGGTCGACTCGTGACGAAGTGGGCGCTAGACTTCAACGTCGACGGCGTCATGTACGACAAGATCTGAGGCGTATATGCTTGAACGGGTTCTATATTTCGGAGCCGGAGCTATCGCCGGCGGCCTGGGCGTATATGTCGCACTCTCTCGCAAGTTCGAGCGAGACTTCCAAGAAGCAACCATCGAGATCAATAAGGAGCTGGCTGAAATTGCTAAAGCTAAGCACAAAGCGGAGGTGGGAGCAGGAACTGATCCTGAGGATAGCGAATCCGATTCTGAGCATGTGGTATCGGAAGCTATTGTGGATTACTCTCCGACTCCTCTGGAGGATCCCGACCAAGAGGTAGTTCAGAAGCGAACTCTTGATCGGCAGCACTTCGAGGCCTACCAGATTACTCGTGAGGAGTATATGGCTAAGGGCCATCAGGAGCATGTCGAGCTCACGTACTACATGGAAGACGACGTCTTCGCAGACAATCGTGGAGTCCCCATGCAGAATACTGAGTGGTTTGACAATATTATTAGCGGGGTGTCCGCTTCCGACACCATCATCTACATCCGAAGCATGAGCCGCCACGCGGACTTCGAGGTAACTCTCCTCGACGATTCCTATGAGCACACTGTCCTCGGAGTTGAGCCCTACGAGGATGAGTAATGATCGAGGCTGCACCGGATAACTCATATTTTGACTGGCTTGTTGATCGAACGGGGGATACTCGGTTCGCTGAATCACCGGACCAGTCATATTTGCAACTACTCGAGATCATGCACCAGACACCATTCCGGGTGACGATCGGGAATGATGTCAACCGTGCACAGGACGGCATTGACTTACGTCGCGCGTTCATCAAGGATGCGGGAGACGTCTCATATGTTTGGTTAAACGAACAGACATGTTCGATGCTCGAGATGTTTATCGCTTTGGCCGAGCGCATGGACATGATGCTCGAGGATGACGATACACCATATTCTCTTGAGTGGTACTTCTGGGAAATGGTCAAGAACTGCGGTCTCTACGACTACACCGATGAGGCACTGTTCAACCCACGCTACGAGGAGGAAGTCGAATCCATCCTTGAGCGGATTAATGCACGGGACTACACGAAGATGGGACTCGGATCCATGTTCCCTCTTCGTGCGATCCCACTGCACGGCGCAAGAGACATGCGTAAGGCAGAGATCTGGGCCCAGATGAATGCCTACGTCAACGAGAACTATATGTAAGGAGCCTCATGGATTTCTACCGAATCTGCGAGCGAACCACCAAGAGTGGAAAGGTGGAAATCTACCCCGAGTTCCTCGTCGGAAGGTCGAGGGATATTCTTGTCCAGGGGCGAGACTTCCAAGCCATATGGAACGAGGAGAAGGGTCTCTGGTCCACCGACGAGTTTGACGTCGCTACGTTGGTGGATCAGGATCTCTTCAACTATCAGAAGAAGCACAACAGTCAGCTCGAAACTGTTGTAAAGACCCTCTCCAACTACAGTACCGGACTCTGGACCACATTCCAAACCTGGATGTCCAGGCTGCCTGACAACGGTCAGGAGCTTAACTCGAAGCTCATATTTGCGGATACTAAGTCTAGAAAAGAAGACTATGCAACCGCAAGACTTTCGTACTCTCTTGAGTCGGGCACTCCAGAGTCCTGGGATAGACTCATTGGCGTTCTATATTCGGAAGCAGATCGCCAGAAGCTCGAGTGGCTCATCGGGTCGATCGTCGCTGGCGACAGTAAACGGATACAGAAGTTTGCCGTCCTATATGGTCCCCCGGGGTCCGGTAAATCTACCGTCCTCAATATTCTTGAATCCCTCTTTCAAGGATACACAACTACATTTGATGCGGGCGCTCTTGGGTCCCGTAGCGATCAGTTCTCGACCTCTTCTCTCGCCAAGAGTTCGCTCGTGGCCATCGACCAGGACGGAGACCTGTCCCGGATTGAGTCTAACGGACTTCTCAACAGCGCCGTTGCGCATGAGACCATTCTTATCAATGAGAAAGGTGTTAAACGGTATCCTAAGCGAGTCGACGCGATCCTTTTCATCGGTACTAACAAGCCAGTTAAGATCACTGATTCGAAGTCGGGACTGATCCGAAGGCTGATTGACATCTCCCCCACAGGAGATACTGTCGACCCCAGCGAGTACCAGACACTCATGACGAAGATTCGTGATGAGCTTGGAAAGATCGCTAACCACTGCCTCGAGGTGTATCGTAGTCTTGGCAAGCATTACTATGATGCGTATACACCTCAGAACATGATGCTGAAGACAAACGTTCTCTACAACTTTGTTGAGGAGAACTACCTTCAGTTCAAGAGCGAGAACCAGGTCACTCTCGCAATGGCCTATAAGCTGTATAAGGAGTACTGCAGTGAGGGTAATATCCCGTATCCGAAAAGCCGATACGTATTTCGAGAAGAACTCAAGGACTACTTTGATGAGTTCCACTCTCGAATGCGAACCGGAGACGACAGACTACGCAACGTCTATACCGGATTTCGTGTCAGCCTATTTGATCCCGCCGAACTCGAACCCGCTCCAGAGGAGCCGTATTCGCTTGCGCTGGATTGCGAAGAATCCCTACTTGACGAAGTCTTGGCAGAGTGCCCAGCCCAGTCCGCTAGTGAGGGAGGAACCCCTCAGTATCGATGGGTGAATGTCAAGACTAAGCTCAAAGACATCGATACAAGTGAGGTCCACTATGTCAAAGTCCCTGAAAACCACATCGTCATCGACTTTGATATCAAGCAGGAAGGTAGGAAGGATCTTAATAGAAACCTTCAAGCTGCCTCCGAATGGCCCCCAACCTACGCCGAGACCAGTCAGGGTGGAAATGGAGTTCACCTCCACTACATCTACGACGGAGACCCTTCCGAACTGGCGAGGCTCTATGACGAAGACATTGAGATCAAGGTCTTCACAGGAGACTCCTCTCTAAGAAGGAAGGTCTCGCATTGCAACAACATCCCGGTAGCCCATATTTCCGAAGGGTTGCCGTTAAAGGAGCGAAAAGTGATTAATAAGACTACCATGGCCAATGAGAAGAAGGTCCGGGAGCTTATTGAACGCAACCTCCGGAAGGAGATCCACCCAGCAACCAAACCATCCATCGACTTCATCGCCAAGATCCTCCGTGACGCCAAGGAACAGGGGATGGTGTATGATGTCAAGGACCTGAAGCCTCGAATCCTGGCATTCGCTATGACCTCGACTCACCAGGCGGAAGCGGCCATTAAGGTTGTCATGGAGATGCCGTTCACCAATGAGGATCCTGACGAAAAGGTTGTCGGGTTTCCCACCGGCGAGCTGGTGTTCTTCGACTGTGAGGTATTTCCGAACCTGTTCCTTGTGAACTGGAAGGTGAAGGGTAATCCGGTTGTACATCGGATGATCAATCCTACACCTGAGGAGATAGAGGCCCTCTGCGAGATGCGTCTCGTAGGGTTCAACTGTCGGAAGTATGACAACCATATCTTGTACGCCCGCACTCTCGGCTTCAACAACGCCAAGTTGTTTGAGCTGAGTGAACGAATCATCAAGAACAGCGTCACAGCCGGCTTCGTTGAGGCCTACAACCTCTCGTATGCCGATGTATACGACTTCGCAGCAACTAAGATGTCCCTCAAGAAGTGGGAGATCGAGCTCGGGCTTCATCACCAGGAGCTTGGGCTGCCTTGGGATGAGAATGTCCCTGAGGAGCGCTGGGAAGAGGTAGCCGAGTACTGTGATAACGATGTCATCGCTACCGAGGAAGTCTTCGACCACCTTCATGCGGACTGGCAGGCACGTCTTATGCTTGCCAAGTTGTCCGGTCTGACGCCGAACGACACAACAAACAAGCACTCCCAGCACATCATCTTTGGGAAGAATAGGAATCCTCAGAATGATTTCGTTTACACCGATCTCAGTCAGCAATTCCCTGGCTATCAGTTCGCTTACGGCAAATCTACCTACCGCGGGGAGGAGGTTGGCGAAGGCGGGTACGTCTACGCCGAGGAAGGGATCTACGTCGACGTCGCTCTTCTCGACATTGCGTCAATGCATCCCACTTCAATCGAGTGTCTCAACCTCTTCGGAGACAGATACACTAAGCGTTTCAGTGAGATTAAGCAGGCCCGAGTCGCAATCAAGCACCACGACGATGCCACAGCCCGATCACTTCTGGATGGAGCACTCGCACCTTTCCTAGACGAAGGGGTTGATTACGAAGCATTGGCCTTTGCTCTTAAGATCGTCATCAACTCGGTGTACGGCCTCACTGCGGCAAAGTTCTCCAACCCCTTCAAGGACCCCCGCAATGTGGACAACATTGTCGCAAAGCGTGGCGCACTGTTTATGGTGGATCTGAAGCACTTTGTTCAGGAGCAAGGCTTCGACGTTGCCCATATCAAGACCGACTCGATCAAGATCCCAAGGGCTACTCCCGAGATCATCGAGAAGGTCATGGAGTTCGGCAAGAAATACGGCTACACCTTTGAGCACGAAGCCACTTATGACCGTATGTGTCTTGTGAACAAGGCTGTGTATGTCGACTACTGCGATGGGAAGTGGGGCGCTACTGGCGCTCAGTTCCAGCACCCCTATGTCTTCAAGGAGCTCTTCTCAAAGGAGGGTCTCGAAATTGGAGATGTAGCGGAAACCAAGAGCGTAACCACCGCTCTGTACCTGAACAACGGAACCGAAGACAACCCTGAGATGGAATTCGTCGGTAAGACTGGCGCATTCGTCCCCGTAAACCGTGGAGGCGGGATCCTTCTCCGCGAGAAAGATGGCAATTATCATGCCGCAACAGGCTCTACCGGTCACAGGTGGGTACAGTTCGAGTCCTTCAAGGAAGCCCATCCGGACGATTGGAAGGAATGGGTCGACTGGAGTTACTTCGAAGGTCTTGCTGACGATGCGAAGGCTGCAATCGGAGAGTATGGCGACTTCGAGGCCTTCACCCTTGGAGCTTAACGCTTACGATTGGAGTTTTGGTGTCGATGGCTGAGAACAAGTGGAACGCATATTTCGAGACCACTCTCGAGGAGCGAGACCCAGTATTCGATGACCAGATCATCTACAAGGTGAATGCGGATCATTTCGACCTTACGGTGTACGGTGAGGATGGCCGAGTCAACAAGTACTGGAATGCTCGAGTGCTTAGGGACGAGGTTGGATATGTTCGCATAGCATGTCCTCGAGACAATAAGATCCTCCACTTCAACTGGTTTAAGTGGACCGTGTACTACTTCATCCAGTCTGGTATGAAGGAGCTAGTTCTGATGCCGGACTCGTCAAAGCGTATCTTGACGAACCTGCCGAGGAACTGACGAAATCCCCCGGGTCTATAAAGGGCCCGGGGGGTACGCGTCACAAACCAGGGGTAATATGAGACCCCTCACTCGAAAGGAATACTCATGCTACCCGTTGCTAAGATCATTCTCTCCGGACTTACCTCAATCGGAGCTGGTATGATTGCCAGCAAGCTTACTAAGCCCCTGGTTTCGAACTCGAGTGGAATCGCTAAGATTCTGCTCTGGTTTGGATCCGTGGGTACTGGTATCGCTGCTAGTGCAATCGTTGCCCGCGAAGTTGAGAAGCAGTTCGACGAGACCGTCGCTGCAGTTAAGGAAGCTCGTAGCCACGTCGAGATCGAAGACTGATCTCCCACCTATACCCCCGATCATGGGGTATAGGCTTTTCTAGAAAGGACACACCATGCCAATGATTCAGAACCACGAGGACCACCTTCGTGTTGATGTTGACTACATTTCGCTGAAGGACTGTTTCGAGGCGTTCCGTCGTGGAGTTGAGCACCGCGACAATACACTCGGCGACATCCTTCTCATCACCAACTCGCCGGATACCATTGAGTATCAGACGAGCCTGGGCGACTCATACCTTGTTACTTATGACCCAATCCACAAGGTCATGGTTATGCGGGCATTCCTCAGGAATGATGACGTGCTGAAGCCCCTATACATTTACAACCAGCGAGAGTATCAGATTGCATGCGAGTTCCTGCGCTCTATCATGCACGAGAAGATCGACCTGAAGGAGGATTGGTTGGTATGAGCGATCGACCTGAGCCCCGGGGTCATTTCGAGGAAGATGGTCGTTATGTCTCTGAGAACAACCCTCCGAAGAATCCGGTATGGACTCCGGAGAAGCCTGATCCGGGCTGGATTTGTAATCCCGAGGAGGACCGAAAGTCTGCCACTTTCATCCACCCAAGACACCCAACAGTCGTATTCGTGTGGGACGAGCGGATGGATATTCTTAGCGGGATCATTGTATGGCAGTCCAAGCCACATCAGATCCAGACAAAGCCCCACATCTGCGTCAATCGAGAGCTCTACAGCGAGTTTATGACCGTTATGCTACGTCTTGCGGCAATTCCATTCAACAAGTTCAACCCCGACATGATTGAGGTGTACTAATGACCAATGTTACCGATTACTTTGATCTTTCTGGTAATATGTTCGAGGAGGCGCTCGAGTTTCAGGGTGTAAACCTTGCTGCCTACATTGACGGTCGATCTAAAATTAAGCCTGATTACATCGACTCGATCAACATGCAGATCAAGTTGGACAACTCCGAGGTTCGATTCACGAAGACTGACGCTGTCGTCTATTCCTCGATCTCTTTCAAGGATGGCAAGGACACAGTTAATACCATTCTCTTCAAGTGCCGCCAGCGAGCAAACTTGGGGAAGTTTATTCGTCACGTCCTGGCGATAGCAAAGCTTCCTGTTGACCGAATCCACCGCGAGTACCGTAATTACTGAGAAGGAGTACACAAATGTCACGACTTGGAAACCTAACTCTCGAGAACGCACGGATCTTCTTCAAGGACTTCTCGGCCGAGGGAGCATTCGCTAATGGTAAGCGGACGTTCTGTGTCGAGATCCCTGAGGACCTTGTTGAGCAGCTGCAGCGAGACGGTTGGAACATCAAGAGTCGAGAATCTCGACAGGATCCGGATGCTGTGATCTGGTTCCTTAAGGTGGAGGCCTCTTACCGGGCCCGTCCGCCTCGAGTGATCTGTATCCCAAGCATTACAAAGAATCGGACGTATCTTACCGAGGCTACTATCGCCTCTCTGGACTATGCTGAGATTCTGAACGCCGATCTGACGATTAACCCCTACCAGTGGGAGGTCAATGGTAACTCCGGAGTCAAGGCATATCTTGGCACGATGTATGTCACGATCCAGGAAGACCCGTTGGACGCCAAGTATGCTGAGGAAGAGGCGGCCTGATGCGACCTCCATATGGTTTCTTCAACTTCCTCCTCGACTACACCCTCACGATGCTGATCTGGATCTTCATCCGGGAGATCCGCTCACTCTAATTTGAACCCCCCCGGGGTCTGTAAAAGGGCCCCGGGGGTTAGCCATAGAAAGGACACACGTTGGCTAACGGACTTATCGTCTCTGCTGAGGACATCCGTCGTGCGGTTCTCGAGGCGGAGGAACAGGAGAAGCGAGCACTAAAGCTCGCACAGCAACGTGATATTGCAGAAGGGAAACCTCCTCGTAAGGAGCTGCGTCCCGATCGAATCGTCAAACCGGGACGTCAGATCGTCCTGGACTACATCAAGAATCCTGAGCGTCGGATGACACCCAGATGCAAGATTCAGGTGATGAACCGTGACACCAAGGGGCGTAGTAAGGGAAACGGCTACGACTTCCTTGTGAGTGTCGCAATGGTGCGCAACCGTGAACTCGCTGATAACATCGAGCGAGACCTCGAGGCATTCATGGACTACCTGCTGGACGAGTACGACATTCCTAAGAGGAGACGATAATGATCGACACCAAGTACATTAATATCGATAACATCTTTCACTTCAATCGTGGAGAGATTGTTGATCTCGAGCGACTGAACGCCCATATGGAGATCGCAAAGACGTCTGGCCGACAGATCGTGATGCCTCGTATCTACGTGAACGGGCGAGAGGCGACTGTCATCGATATTATTAAGCTTCCTAACAGTACCTGGACCGTCCGACTCTTTGAGAAGGGGAAGACTTACTATCAGAACTTCTACAAAGGCGATAAGCTTCGTTCTGACGGTTATGCTCTACACGGTGCATCTTCTTGTGAGGTTCTCTCGGGCGACAAGTTTTGGGAGAAGTTCCACGGACCTCGAGGGGATAAGGCGCCGGCCTACATCTTCGTCAATAACCACAAGTACCGCATGACCTCATTTGCTAGGGTCTTCGGTACGAATGGCATCCTGGTTACTATCGTATCCTCGTCGAGTACGCAGTACCTTATTCAGGTATGTGACGAACTTGGCGGAGAGTTCGTCAAGTTTGGAAACACCTGGTCTATCAACAATGGCAGGTCTCTTGAGAAGGTGGAGGTTCTAGACCGATGAGTATCAGCAAGTTTCGCGCCATTAAGGGGAGCAAGTTCCTTAAGCATATTGACGATACCCTTAAGTGTGGCAACCGCATGCCGATTCTGTTCCCGGATGCGTCGAGGCCGGTTGACATTATTCAATGGCAGGTCCATCCGTCTGATGACATCCGAAAGGATCCAGTGATCTTCTACTATTCCTTGCACCCGAACAAGTTCTTCTTCTTTGAGAACATCGAAGACTGGGTATTTGTCCAGCGACGTATCAATAATCATTGGGAGGCTAAGCCTATGAAACTCTATGGTCAGACGCTCGATGGTGAGTCATTCCATATCAAGATGAACCAGGAGGTGTTCGAGAACTACACCCTCCCTAATATCGTCATTGAGGATACAAAGTATCGGCTTATTGGTGTACAGTCTGGTCCTACTGGCTCGAAGATTACGGTCCTTACTCATCAGGACGGGACTGACGAGGCGAAGAAGTGGGTCTTTGAGAAGACAGGTGAGTTCTGCTACAACTGGGAGAAGGACGCCTGGATCGCCCTTGATAATATCAGGATCACCCACAACATTGGGATCATTCTTGACACACTTGATCTCTATAAAGACCTGAAGACGGCTTCCTACTTCGTCTCGGGTAAGGGGATGACGTTCATCGAGGGGCATCAGAGCCCTACGGGAGGATTCGATGAGTACGTCTTTCGTGATGGCGACGAGTGGGTATACTTCCACTCGACGAAGAACACCTCGCTCACTACGAAGAAGGGTCTCAACTCAACCCAGCTTCACCTAAACCACGTCCGAAGGATTCAGGTTGACTGAGTGGGCAGTTGGACTCCACCCCTGGGGGCTCTATGAGTTCTCAGATGATGGACGATGTCGAAACTCTGAGACGGGCCTTGTGAAGAAGCTGACTATGGATACTCGTGGGCGACTTCGGGTGTCTCTGACAAGCAGTGTTACTCGCAGGAGCTCGTCTCAGAGGTTCCACCGGGTTATGTGGGAGGCCTTCAATGGCCCCCTGCCACCCAAGAAGGTGCTGGTGCCTATTGATGATGACTGGGAGAATCTTGCGCTGGACAATTTCGAGATAATTGACTGGCAGACTCTCAAGCAGAGGCAGTGGGCAGAGTACAATGCCGAGCAGGACCGGATCTTTGAAGAGACCCGGAGCGAATTTGACGACTACATTTTCGGCTCATGCATTGAGCCGGAGCAGGATAGAAAGGCTCGCTTTGGCCGCTGAGCAATGGAAGACAATCCCCAACCTCAATGGTAAGTATGAGGTTTCAGATCTTGGGAGGGTTCGGAACAAGAACTCCGGCCGTTTCATGACACCCCGATATAAGGATAGCTGCTGCATATATCGTATGGAGAAGCCCAGTCCTCATGGTAGGGCGCGCAAGTCTAACTCAGGAGCTGTTCTTGTGTGGACTGCTTTCATTGGAGAAATCCCCGATGGCCACTACGTCCAGTACAGGGATGGAAACCGACGGAACCTGACCTTGAAGAACCTCTATCTGAAGTCCAACTCTGAGTTCCGCAGGGAGGAGTACAAGGAGGGGCGTCTCGGATTTCAACTCGCGAAGTCTGATCTCGACAACTGGATCTTTGGATCCTGCACCGAAAACGAAGCAGAAAGGAAGGCACGACTCTAGTGACTGTGGTGTACCGCCCTGAGCAGATTCAGGCGGTCCGCCAGCTTCGATCCGGCAGCATTCTTGCGGGGGGCGTTGGTTCGGGGAAGACCCTGACCAGCCTGGCGTGGTATCTCACGTCAGTTTGTAATGCCGCCTCGTTCAAGAAAGGGGGGTCCTTGGCTTGTAAAAAGGTCAAGGGCTCCCCTACGCTATATGTCATCACCACCGCCAAGAAGCGGGACTCCCTTGAGTGGGAGGAGGAAGCCGCACGACTCGGTCTGAGTACCGATCCCGATTGTAGTTTGACGGGCTCCGCCATTGTGGTGGACTCGTGGAACAACATCGGGAAGTACTCGGACCGGGAACATGCGGTATTCTTTTTTGATGAGCAGCGTGCTTCTGGGTCAGGTAGGTGGGCCAAAGAGTTTCTGAAGATAGCCAAGAAAAACATGTGGCTGATGTTATCGGCAACCCCTGGTGATGTCTGGATGGACTACGTTCCGGTGTTTATGGCGCATGGATTCTTCAGAACTCGAACAGAGTTCATGGACGATCATGTCCAGTTCGACCGTTTTGCAAAATACCCCCGGGTCAAGAAGTACCTGGGGACTGCAAAGCTCGAGAGATTGCGCCGGAGTATCCTTGTGGAGATGCCGGTGGAGCGTCATACGACTCGGGTGAGGAAAACTATCCCATGTGGGTATGACAAGAATTTATACGACTGGGTAATGAAGAATCGCATGGACCCTTGGAAGGATGAGCCCCTTCGAGATGCAGGTGGGGTCTGCAGAATCTTGAGAAAGGTGGTCAGCGATAATGACTGGCGTTCAGAGCAAGCCTTCAAATTTCTCTCGGCGAATGAGAGAGTCATTGTTTTCTACAACTACGACTATGAGCTCGAGCGAATACTTGCAGTTGCGGACCGCACTGGACATCCTACAGCGCAATGGAATGGACATCGGCATGATGAACTTCCTCGAGGTAAGCGATGGATCTATATCTGTCAGTACACCTCCGCAGCAGAGGGATGGAACTGTGTTAGTACCGATACAGTTCTCTTCTGGTCGCTCAATTATTCATGGCGAGTGACTGAGCAGTGTGAGGGGCGGATCGATAGGCTCAATACGCCATATTCTGAGTTGAAATACTACTTCCTCGAGAGTGATTCTGGGATCGATAAAGCGGTCCGGAAGTCGCTTGGGAAGAAGAAAATCTTCAATGAGAAGGCGTTCGAAAGGAGTCTATCAGTGTCCAACTGATTGAGCTGGCCCACTTTTTTGGTCTTTGGCCCACTTTTTCGTGTTACAGATGTGACTCATGTGACTCGAAAATGGGTCTGGGCCAAAAAAGTGGGCCAGGGGTGTTTCGACGACTTGGACTTTTCCTTGAAATTGCAACGAAAAGTCGGGGTGGGCCATTTTTTGTGAAATAACTTAATTGATTGATTGATTGAGTTTTTTTAATATATATGAGTATAGGGTTTTCACAAAAATTTGGCCCACCCCCTGTTCGAGACTATTTGGTCATCTTTGACGAGTCCCAGTAACGAATTTCTCATATTTCACATCCGTAACAAACCCGCCTCGATTTAGGGATGCCCAGTACCCGTTCAAAGCCATCAGTGTCCAACTACCATGTGCGAATCTACGCATATAATGATAGGAAGGTATAGATGAAGCCTACCTTCAATTTCTGACCCACCAGGAGCACACAATGCGTGAGTCACAGTTTCAAGCCCAGCTGATTAAAAAGCTGGGTAAGATGCTTCCCGGATGTATCGTTCTTAAGAACGACCCCAACTACATTCAAGGTATTCCAGATCTCATCGTCCTCTACAAGAATCGATGGGTGGCACTTGAAGTTAAACGGGGTAAGTTAGCATCCGTCAGACCTAACCAAGCACACTACGTCCGCGAGATGAACTCAATGTCATACGCGGCCTTCATCTACCCTGAGAATGAGAGCGAGATTCTCGATGAAGTTCAACGATCACTCCGCGCTTAATGGCGCCCATGCATTTCTTTCGGCCAGTAAGTATCACTGGCTCAACTACTCCCCCGATAAGTTGGTCGAGACTTTCCGAACAGCGCAAGCCGCGGCTAAGGGGACCCGCCTTCACGAGCTCGCTGCTGAGCACATTCGTCTGAAGATGCGGATGCCGCGAAACAAAGTGACATTCAACAACTATGTGAACGACGCTATCGGATTTCGAATGGAACCGGAGCAGGTTCTGTTCTACTCGGTCAACTGCTTCGGAACAGCAGATGCTATTTCGTTCGACAAGAACTTGTTACGTATCCACGATCTAAAGACGGGGGTCCATCCCGCTAAGCTCGATCAGTTAATGATTTATGCCGCCCTGTTCTGCCTCGAGTATGGAGTCAGGCCCGGCGAGATCTCCTATGAGCTTCGGATCTACCAGAACGATGATATTCTCATCGGAAACCCAGAGGGTGACGAAATCGCCCCCATCATTGACAAGATTGTCCAGTTTGATAAGTTGATTGAGAGTGCGAAGGAGGAAGCCTGATGGATCTAGCCCACTATGGCGTAAAGCGTAAGTCTGGGCGTTATCCGTGGGGATCCGGTAAAGACCCCCACCAGCATTCAGGAGACTTCCTGTCCACTGTCAAGGAGCTCAAGGCGAAGGGTCTCTCTGAGACTGAGATAGCCAAGGGCTTCGGAATGACCACCACCCAACTTCGAGCCCAGAAGTCCATCGCTAAGAATGAGAAGCGTAAGGCTGATGCCGCTATGGTTGCCCGTCTCAAGGAGAAGGGTATGTCTAATACGGCTATTGGTCGTCGTATGGGTATTAATGAGTCCTCTGTTCGAGCTCTTTTAGACCCAACCCTCAAAGAAAGAGCGGGGAGTACTGAGGCACTAGCCAAGGTTCTTAAGAAAGAGGTCGGAAAGGATGGACTGGTCGATGTTGGGCTGGGTGTTGAGACAAACCTCGGCGTAACTGGCACCAAGCTCAAGACAGCCACCGCTATGCTTGAGTCTGAGGGGTATCACGTCCACAAGGTGAAGGTTACTCAGGCTACAACTGGCAAGCAGACTGAGATGAAGGTCTTGGTTCCTCCTGGTGTTGACTACAAGACCGTTCTTGCTCGTCGTGGCGAGATTAAGGCTCCTGGCGTTAATGTTGAGGACCGCGGTCGAACTGTATACGGTATTGAGAAACCTACTGCTATTTCTAGTAAGCGTCTCAAGGTCCGTTATGGCAACGAGGGTGGAACAGACATGGACGGGGTCATTGAGCTCCGTCGCAATGTCAAGGATCTCTCCCTCGGTGGTTCGAACTACGCCCAGGTTCGCATCTCGATTGATGGCACCCACTTCCTCAAGGGTATGGCGATGTACTCGGATGATCTACCCAAGGGGTATGATATCCGGTTCAACACCAACAAGAATCCTACCGGGAATAAGCTAGACGCCCTCAAGCCTATGAAGAACGATCCGGCCAACCCATTTGGTGCGGTCATTCGTAAGCAGATGCACTACGAAGAGGGTGGTAAGAAGAAGCTGAGCGGTATCAACATCGTTAATGATGAAGGTACCTGGGGTGACTGGTCTAAGACCCTTAGCTCCCAGTTTCTTTCAAAGCAGCCGGTCTCTTTGGCCAAGCAGCAGCTCCAGAAGGTCCGGGACAAACGACAGACAGAGCTCGATGAGATCATGTCTCTCACAAATCCCGCTGTCAAGAAGAAGCTGCTGCAGTCTTTCGCAGACAGTTGCGACTCAGACGCCGTTGACCTCAAAGCCGCCTCTCTTCCGAGACAGGCCAGTCAGGTTATTCTTCCGGTCCCCAAGATGAAGCCTACGGAGGTTTACGCCCCCAACTTCAAACATGGGGAAAAAGTCGTTCTTGTTCGTCACCCTCATGGTGGACGTTTCGAGATTCCAGAACTGACAGTCAATAACAAAGACCCCCATGCTAAACGAAGCATCGGGTCTAAAGTTAGGGATGCTATCGGAATCCATCCCAAGGTTGCTGAGAGACTTTCGGGTGCTGATTTCGATGGTGACTCTGTTCTGGTTATCCCGAACAACTCTGGTAAGGTTAAGACTTCCCCGGCTCTTAAAGGGCTGAAGGACTTCGATCCAAAGCAGATGTATCCTAAGTACAAGGGAATGACTCCCATGTCTAAGGAACGCACCCAGCTTGAGATGGGTAAGATCTCCAACCTTATCACGGACATGACCATCGCTGGAGCCAACCAGTCTGAGATTGCCCGGGCAGTTCGACACTCCATGGTTGTGATTGACGCCCATAAACACGAGCTCAATTACAAACAATCGGAGATCGACAATGGTATCTCCGCCCTCAAGAAGAAGTACCAGGGTGGTGCAACTGGAGGAGCCGCATCTCTAATTTCAAGGGCTGGCTCTACAGCTTATCTCCCTGAGAGAAAAGCCCGGTCAGCTTCAAAGGGTGGCCCCATTGACAAGAAGACAGGCCAGAAGGTCTGGGAGGAAACCGGTAGGACTTACAATAAACCTATCTTCGATAAAGAAGACCCCACTAAAGTTGTGGGGTGGAAAGAAGAGCGGTCTATTACCAAGTCATCCAAGTTGGCAGAGGCTCATGATGCATACTCCCTTGTTTCTAAGAACGGGAGTGCGATTGAGACGGTGTATGCAAACCACTCCAACGCTTTGAAGGCTATGGCTAACAATGCAAGGAAGGCTACACTAACAATCCCTTCTGTCAAGAAGAACCCCCAGGCCGCAAAGACCTACGCCCCTGAAGTTTCTTCCCTCAAGGCCAAGATTAACGAGGCCCTTAGGAATAAACCCAGGGAGCGTCAAGCCCAGGTCCTGGCAGATGCTGTGGTTAGGGCTAAGAAGCAGGCTGATCCGAGTCTAGCTAAGGACAAAGAACGTATGTCCAAGGTTAAACGCCAGGCCCTGGCAGAAGCCCGAGCTAGAACTGGAGCAGGGAAGAAGCCCTTCGAGGTGACACCTAAGGAATGGAGAGCCATTCAGGAGGGTGCAATCTCACAAGCTTCCTTGGACAAGGTTCTTGAGTTTGCTGATGAAGGGAACATTAAGGAGCTAGCTACACCAAGGTCACAGCCTAAGGTTTCTGCATCTGCTGCATCCAGAGCTAAGTCAATGTTCAGTAGTGGTAAGACTTCTTCTGAGATTGCTGAAGCTTTGGGTGTTTCAACTTCCACAGTACACCGCATCATTGAGGAAGGGTGAGAATATAATATGACCCCATCCTCTACACTGGGCCTTCAGAAGGAGGTCTATCATGGCTAGGATGTTGAGTACAATTGACAATCCTTACGATCCAAGAACTTCTTGGGACGAATGGTTTGCTTTTGATACGGCCCATGGCTACCATACGTGTGGCCTACTAGCTAGGTTCGTCTCTTCAAGTTCGTTAAGTGAAGAGCTTGAAGATTCTGAAATTGAAAATGCAATTGATCGAATTCTGACTTTTGATGGAACGAACTTCTATCAAGTCTATGAAGTCGACGATTGATTTTCATTTTCAAAAATCTCTCAGATGGGGGGAGGGGGAGTCGCAAATCTGACCCCCCGCCCTCATCGCCGCCCCCTCCATATTTTCCCCGGAGGGATATTTGGAAACCCAATTCGGGATTAGGTTCCAGAGGTCCTAGACAGGTTTTGTGTGCTCCTTCCTGTCGCTGGTCTCGCTCATTTAGGGATCTCTGGAATCTAACCCCGAATTGGGCCCAAACCCCTCTAGTAAAGGAGCAAACTATGGGTAAACGGGCCGCGGCACCAGTCAAACCTGCACGAACTATAGAACAACGAGAGGCCCAGATGATCAATCTGGCTCTCGAGCTTGCTGAAAAGCAGCTTCGTGAAGGTACGGCGCCAGCAACAACCGTGAATCACTACCTTAAGCTAGCCTCCACAAGAGAGATGCTTGAGGTCGAGAAGCTTCGTAATGAGACCGCACTACTCGAGGCGAAGAAGACGGCACTCGTCTCTGCTGAGGAAGCAGAGAAGAAGTACAAAGAAGCTATTGAAGCATTCCGTACGTATTCTGGAGCGGGAAGTGTTACGGACATATAGTGAGCTGATTAAGTTCCCCACATTTGAGGATCGATTCGACTACCTGGCTCTGACCGGACAGGTTGGAACAAGCACATTTGGCTTCGATCGCTATCTGAACCAGAGGTTCTACTCTTCTACCGAATGGAAGAAGGTTCGGAACTTCGTCCTGGCTCGAGATGAAGCTCGGGATCTAGGGGTCGAGGGATTTGACATTGGATATATGCCGCTGATACACCACATGAATCCGATTCAACCTCGAGACCTCGAAGATTTCAATCCCGACATTCTCGATCCGGAATTCCTCATCACGACTTGCAAGAATACCCACAACGCGATACACTTCGGAGACCGATATCGGTTGACGACCCAAGTAGTGGAGCGTCATCCGAACGATCAATCTCCATGGAGGATCTAATGGGAACCGTTCTTGAGGATACAAAGAAGGCTCTCGGTATTATGCCGGGATACGACGCCTTCGATGACCAGATCCTGATGCACATCAACACCTGTCGCATGGATCTGAATCAGCTCGGGGCAAAATGCGGAACCCCGATTGAGAAGAATACTGAGTGGGATGCCTTCTTCGGGATCAACGACGAAGCAACCATCAAGTCCTACATCGCCATGAAGGTTCGGCTGATCTTTGATCCGCCCACCAACTCCTTCGTGGTCACTTCCTATCAGAAGCTGATCGAGGAGGCAGCATGGCGACTGATCTATCAGACCGAGAGCGAGTAATTGAGGACCTCGTACATCACGGCGTTAAAGGTATGCGCTGGGGTGTTATCACTAAGAAGGTTTCTACCGGAAGCAAGGCCACCGCTCAAGCCATCAAGAAGGCCGGAGCTAAGGCTGCAGCTGCGAAGCGCTCTCACGATGCCAAAATCGAATCCAAAAAGATCAAGAAAGCGGACATCAAGTCTCGAAAGCAGTTCGCAAACAAGAGTTACAAGAAGATCAGCGACGCCGAGCTCAAAAGTCGAATTCAGCGGCTGGAGCAAGAGAAACGCTATCGAGAGCTCAAGGCCGATCGCCACTTGGTTCGAGGTCGTGAGGTCACTCGCCAGATCCTCGAGTCCTCTCTGACCAAGGCTGGCACATATGCTGCCAATAAGGTAATGCGCTCCGCATTCGACAGCGCCTTCGAAGGGTCAGGTCATAAGGACGTCAAGGAGAAGGTGAAGAAGGCGGCAAAAAAAGCTAAGGAAGCCGCTGATGCAGTTGAGGTAGTGGCGGCAGAAGTCCATAAGCAGGCTAATGACTTTAAGAGGCCTGAGAGGACAACTGCTACTGTGGTCGGTGGTAAAGCTGTTCCTAAGCAGATTGGGAAGAAGCCGTCTTACTCCCAGACCAAGCCTTCTGGTAAGCCGAAGCGCCGTCCTCGCAATCCAGGAAGCCCGCTGAAGTAATGCTTTCGAACACCGCAGTACCAAAATACTACGGTCAGTTTCGAGAGGCAGTACTCCGTGGGGAGATTCCTGTTTGCGAGGAGATCTCCTGTGAGATGAACCGGATCGACGCTCTTATCGCCGATCCAACCTACTACTACGATGACCTCGCAGTCGAAGGATTCATCTCCTACTGCGAGAATGAGCTGACCCTATCTGATGGAGCCGATCTACACCTTCTAGACAGTTTCAAGCTTTGGGCTGAACAGCTGTTCGGATGGTACTACTTCATAGACCGCGACGTCTATGAACCATATGAAGACGGTGTTGGCGGTCACTACGTCACCAAGACTGTTAAGCGCCGACTCACGGTTAAGCAATACTTGATCGTTGCTCGAGGTGCCGCTAAGTCGATGTATATGTCGCTCATCCAGAACTATTTCATGGTGATCGATACTACAACGACTCATCAAATCGCAACTGCTCCGACTATGAAGCAGGCCGAAGAGGTTATGGGACCCTTCCGAACCGCTATTACGCGCGCTCGAGGTCCATTGTACAAATTCCTTACAGAAGGCTCACTTCAGAACACCACGGGTAACCGGGCGTTCAGGCAGAAGTTGGTTGCGACCAAAAAGGGAGTCGAGAACTTCCTTACTGGTTCCCTGCTCGAAGTTCGACCCATGTCCATCGACAAGCTCCAGGGCCTGCGCCCAAAGGTTTGCACAGTAGATGAGTGGCTCTCGGGAGATGTCCGGGAAGATGTGGTCGGTGCTCTCGAGCAGGGAGCCTCTAAACTCGATGACTACGTGATTCTGGCCGTCTCTTCCGAGGGAACAATCCGAAACGCGGTTGGCGACACCATGAAGATGGAGTTGCTCAAAATCCTTAAGGGTGAGTACTCCGCTCCACACATCTCAATCTGGTACTACCGACTCGACAAAATCGAAGAGGTGGGCGACCCAGCTATGTGGGTCAAGGCTCAACCAAACATTGGACTTACGATCTCGTATGAGAGATACCAGCAGGATGTTGATCGAATGGAGCAGGCTCCCGCCGCTAGGAATGACATTCTAGCCAAGCGATTCGGGATTCCGATGGAGGGGTACACCTACTTCTTCACTTACGAGGAAACCGTTCCGCATAGAAAGAATACTTTCTGGAATATGCAATGCGCAATGGGAGCCGACCTTTCACAAGGTGATGACTTCTGTGCGTTCACATTCCTATTCCCTCTGAGAAATCAGGCTTTTGGTGTAAAGACATTGGCGTACATCTCAGAGCTAACCCTCATGAAACTTCCCGGCGCTTTGCGACAGAAGTATGACGACTTCATTAAGGAAGGTACCCTCAGAGTGATGAGCGGTACTGTTCTGGATATGATGGAAGTCTATGAGGATTTGGATCAGCACATTGCTGATCAGCGATACGACGTGTCGGCATTTGGGTTTGACCCATACAATGCTAAAGAGTTCGTAACTCGCTGGGAGCAAGAGAATGGTCCATACGGAGTAGAGAAAGTAATTCAGGGGGCCAGGACCGAATCTGTACCATTGGGTGAGCTGAAGAAGCTTGCTGCCGAACGCCTCTTGATCTTTGACCAGGAACTCATGTCATTCACCATGGGTAACTGTGTCACCCTTGAGGATACCAATGGGAACCGCAAGCTACTGAAGAAGCGCTCGGAAGAGAAGATCGACTCAGTAGCCGCTCTAATGGATGCCTTCGTGGCGTACAAACTAAACAAGGAGGCATTCGAATGATAGAGGAGGTGAAATGGGATTCGGTGATCGACTAAGTCACGCTTGGAATGCGTTTAAGGGCTCGGCTGACAAAATGGACTACGCCCCACAGTATGGGATGCAGACGTTTGGCAATCCGAGTACATACTACCGTCCTGTAGCTGGCGATCAGACAATCGTTACAAGCATCTATAACCAGATTGCTATCGACGTAGCCAATGTTCCGATTCGACATGTAAAGGTCGACGATAACGGGAATCTTAAGAGCTACTACCAGAGTGATCTGGATGATTGTCTTTCGCTTAGTGCTAACATCGATCAGACCGGGCAGGGATTCTTCCAGGATCTTGTCCTTACTCTGTTCGAGGAAGGCGCTGTGGCTATCGTTCCGGTTGACACAAACGTCAGCCCCAACATGACTGCAGGCTGGGATGTCCGATCTATGCGGGTCGGGCAGATTCTCCAGTGGTTCCCGCGTCATGTCCGAGTTGAGGTGTACAACGATAATTCCGGACAGCGAGAGCAGCTGACTCTCCCTAAAGATTTCGTTGCTGTAGTGAATAACCCTCTCTACAGTGTCATGAATGCACCGAACTCCACACTTCAGCGTCTGACTCAGAAACTCCATCTGCTGGATGCTATCGATCGTCAGTCTGGATCCGGAAAGTTGGACATCATTATCCAGCTTCCCTATGTGGTCAAGACTGAGCTGAAGAAGCAGCAGGCTGAGGCTCGTCGTAAGGCAATCGAAGAGCAGCTTGCAGGTTCTCAGTATGGTATTGCATACACCGATGGCGCTGAGCGTATTACTCAGCTAAACCGTCCTTCTGAGAACAACCTTATGGCTCAGATCCAGTGGCTCACTACCCAGCTGTATAACCAGCTTGGGATGACCGAGGACGTGTTCAACGGTAAGGCTGATGCTCGACAGATGCTGAACTACCAGAACCGGACTGTCCGTCCAGTTCTGAAGGCGATCACAGATGCCATCACCAGGACCTTCCTCACCAAGACAGCGCGAACTCAGAAGCAGCGCATCATGGCTATCGAGGATCCGTTCCTGAACGTTCCGCTAGAAGAGATGTCTTCGTTGGTTGACTCGGTCAAGCGTAACGAGATCGGTACAGCTAACGAGTTGCGTCCTAAGTTTGGATGGCCACAGGCCGAAGACGAGGCCGCAAACCAGTTGGTTAACTCCAACATCAATCCGGCGGGAGAACAGGAGGCGCCTGGACAGGAACCCGCCGCTGACGTACCTGCGTCGGAGGTGCCAATTTCCGAACTGATGGAGAGTAGTCAAAATGGCAGTTAAGTGCGACTTTTCTGGCTACGCAACGAAGAATGATGTTCGGTGCTCGGATAACAAGGTCATCCGGCACGGAGCTTTCGCGGCGTACGATGGAAAGAGCGTCCCTCTGGTGTGGCAGCACCAGCACAAGGACGTCACCAATGTTCTTGGTCACGCTGATCTAGAGGTTCGGGAGGATGGGGTGTATGCATATGCTCATCTCAACCACTCGGATGCTGGACGAACCGCTCGAGAGATGGTTCGTAACGGCGACATCAAGGCAATGAGTATCTACGCCACCCATGTCAAGGCTCGAGGCAACGACGTTGTCCATGGTGAGCTTGTTGAGGTGAGTCTAGTACTCCGAGGCGCCAACCCCGGCGCATACATCGACCAGGTCTCCATCCAGCATGGTGACAATGGTGATGAGATTGAGGCCGTTATGTACACGGATGCTCAGATTGACTTCGTTTCTCACTCAGACGAGGAGGACGAGGACTTCGAGGCGGAGGAGACGGATGACGTCGAGCACGCTGAGGAGGAGCCGGAGGCCGATGAGGCCGAAAGCGACGAGGACGACCCCACCCTTGGGGAGATCTTCGAAGGTATGACCGATCAGCAGAAGACCGCGGTTTACGCGATCGTCGGCCAGATCGTTGATGCCGATGACGAAGAGGCGGAGGAACCTGTCGAGGACACCGCCCATTCCGACACTACTACTGAGGATACTATGGCTCACAAGAATGTGTTCGAGGGCTCCAAGACCGAGGAGCTCCCTGTGCTCACGCACGCCGACGTCGAGCAGATCTTCTCCGACGCTAAGTCCTGCGGCTCCCTGAAGGAGGCTGTCCTCTCTCACGCCGACAACTACGGCATCAAGCAGATCGACACCCTCTTCCCCGATGCCAAGAACCTGTGGACTACTCCCGAGTTCATCAAGCGGAAGACCGATTGGGTCTCCTCCGTTGTCGGTGCCGCTAAGCACTCTCCCTTCTCTCGGATCAAGACCCAGTTTGCGGACATCACCGCTGATGAGGCTCGAGCCAAGGGTTATATCAAGGGTAACAAGAAGAAGGATGAGGTCTTCAGCCTTCTGAAGCGTACCACTTCTCCAACCACGATCTATAAGAAGCAGAAGCTGGACCGGGACGACATTCTGGACATCACTGACTTCGATGTCGTGACCTGGATCCGTGGTGAGATGCGCATCATGATCGAGGAGGAGCTCGGGCGAGCTGTTCTCCTGGGTGATGGTCGTGAGGCTTCCTCCGACGACAAGATCAAGGAGGACTGCATCCGTCCGGTCTACAAGGAGGACACCCTCTACGCTCCTCGTGTGATTCTCGCTAAGGAGACCACGACTGAGGACATGCTGGACTCCATTGTCCGTGCTATGGATGACTACGAGGGCTCGGGCAACCCCACCTGGTTCGCCGCTCCTCAGGTCATCACTGAGATCCTCCTGCTCAAAGACAAGATGGGTCACCGCCTGTTTAGCTCCTTGAGCGACCTCGCCGACTACGTTGGTGTCTCCAAGATCGTTAAGGTTCCGCTGATGAAGAACCTGGTTCGCACCTCTGCCAAGAATGGTAGGGTCGATGCTCTGGGTATCATCGTCAACATGTCCGACTACACCATCGGTGCGGACAAGGGCGGCCAGCTGTTCGCGGCTGAGGACTTTGACATCAGCTTCAACCAGTACCACTACCTGCTGGAGACCCGTCTCTCCGGCGCTCTGACTAAGGTCAAGTCGGCCATCATTCTGGAGCGCAAGCAGGAGGCTGGCTCTCCCGTCGCTGAGGACTGAGTTTGGCCAAATTCTTCGGAGAGATAGGTTTCGCTACACAGGTTGAGACCTCCCCGGGGATTTGGGAAGACAAGATCATCGAGAAGCAGTACTATGGCGACATCACTCGAGAGAGTCGTCGCTTTAGTGCATCCGAGCAGGTTCTGGATAATATCAATCTTAGCAACCAGGTAAGTATTATCGCAGATGGTTATGTAACGGATAACATCCAGAACCTTCGGTACGTTCGCTGGTTGGGGGGACTTTGGAAGATCTCCTATGTGGAGCTGAAGTTCCCCCGGCTGGTACTCGAGATGACGGGGGTGTATAATGGACCGACGCCTTGAGCTACAGACAAAGCTTGAGCAGATTCTGGGTTCTAGGAATGTCTATTATCAGCCGCTCCCGTCCTTGAAGCTCCAGTATCCGTGCATCGTGTACGAGCGAACTCCGGGTGAACCGATGTACGCAGATAACCTAAAGTACATCAAGGCGGAACGCTTCCAGGTGACGCTTATCGCTCGGAATCCCGAAGACCCCACCAGGGTCAAAATCGAGGACCTTCTGTTCTGTCGACATGACGTACGGACGGTCCATGACAACCTGTATCATGACGTCTTTGACGTTTACTACTAGGAGATAACATGGCTGCACTTGTCTGGGACAAGACGGGCGAGCGCCGTATTGAGACTGGTGTCGATCACTGCGCACTTTATGTGTATGATCTCCCCGCCAAGAAGTACGGCAAGGGTGTTGCTTGGAACGGTATTACCGCCGTCTCCGAGAAGCCCGAGGGCGCTGAGGCTACCGACCTTTACGCTGACAACATCAAGTACCTGACCTTGCTCTCGGCTGAGAAGCTGAAGCTCACGATCGAGGCCTACACCTACCCTGATGAGTTTGAGGCCTGCGACGGCTCAGCCTCTCTGGGTAAGGGTATTAAGATCGGTCAGCAGGACCGACTCACCTTCGCTCTGGTGTACCGCACCAAGATCGGTGATGACCTTGCTGGTCAGGACAAGGGCTACAAGCTGCACTTCGTGTACGGCTGCAAGGCCTCCCCGTCCGAGAAGGGCTACAAGACCGTTAACGACTCTCCTGAGGCGATTTCTTTCTCTTGGGATGTCTCCACTACGGCCATCAACGTGACCGGCTTCAAGCCTACCGCGCTTGTTACGATCTCTTCCCTTGACGTTGACGCTGACAAACTCAAGAAGCTCGAGGAGAAGCTGTTCGGTACTGACACAGCTCCTCAGGGTGGTGGCGGTTCGGCTCTCGAGCCGACTCTGCTTCTGCCTGACGAGATCAAGGCCCACTTCGCAGGCTGATGACTACACCGGGGGCTCAGAGACCTAGACTCCTGGGCCCTCGGTGCCTGCAATGCTTATAGTTTCTATCCCGGACGTCGACGCATTCGACGAGGAGACCGAGACTTTCGTCTCCTGGCCTGGAGGGAAACTTCATCTGGAGCACAACCTTCTATCCCTGTCAAAATGGGAGTCAATTACTCATAAACACCTGATCGGCAATGAAGACGTCACAGAAGAGGAACTTCTGATGTATGTCGAGTGTATGGTTCAGGATCCTGTTTATGACAAGTCCCTGCTTCAGAGGATTCCCTCCCACGAGCTGTCTCGTGTTAATGATTATATCGCCGACACGATGACAGCCACTATTGTAAAAGACAGGCCTAATGCTCGAGGATCTGGTGAGTTCGTATCATCGGAGTTAATCTACTACTGGATGATCGCCTGCCAGATACCGTTCACTTGTGAGACGTGGCACCTCAACCGTCTATTGACGCTGATTAAGGTCTGCAACGAGAAGAGTGAACCCTCAAAGAAGATGTCCCAGTCTGAGATTATGTCTCGGAACCGGGATTTGAATAGGGCTCGAAGAAAGGCCCTTGGATCGAGAGGATAATATGGGAGAGCACGAAGCTGAGCCCGTCGCGGAGGAGTTCCCCGACGAGGCCTTTGCTCCTCAGGAGCACATTGGTACCGATCCCTTCGAGGATCTCATGATTGATGTCCCTCAGGACACGGTGGTGTTTCAGTGAGCCGAGATGCAATTGTTGACAATGTCCTTTCCCGAGCCGCAATGCGAATCGGGTACTACGCTCCAGACGATCCTGAGCCGGGATCCGAGGCTGGACGCTATTGGGCCGCCCGAACTGGTCAGCAGTGGCTTGCTGGACCGTCCGATTCTGTGTGGTGGTGCATGCTTTTCGTCAGCATGTGTCTCGACGAGTGCGGAGAGGTCAACTCCATCGGCGGGTTCTCTTTCAACACCGACTACACGGTCAACAAGGTTCGGCAGCATCCCGAGGCTTACTTCGTTTCGGTTTATGACGCCCAGCGTGGCGATGTCGTAATCTTCGACTGGGACGGTGGCGGTACGGACCACGTCGGTTTCGTCGAGAAGAACCTTGGCGGCGGAGTACTCCAGACGATTGAGGGTAATACCTCAGCCGGAAGCGGAGGCTCTCAGTCTGCGGGGAACGGTGTCTGGCGTCGTCAGCGTTCCTACGGAATCGCTTATGTGATCCGCCCAGCCTACTCTGGAGGCGGAAGTGCAACCGAAGCCACATCTAGCGGATTCGCCAATATCACTTCGCTCCAGTCCGCTGTCCGCGCTACACCCGACAATATCTGCGGAGAGGAGACTCGCTCTCACGTCCTTGCGGTCGCTTCGGCCTCGGCGTGGGGTGGCGTCAACTTCCCGTATGGCGTGGGCTTCACCCAGTCTGTTGTCGGCGCAACTGTGGATGATGTCTGGGGCGATGAGTCTGAGGCTTGCCATGACGCTACAGTCGAGAAGGTTCAGGCCGCAGTAGGCGTGGAGGTCGACGGGATCTATGGATCTGAGACCAACGCCGCAATCAACAGTCTTCTTGCTCGGGCAGAACAGCCCTAAGGAGTCAAAATGGCAGCACCTTATTGCACCATAACTGCTCAGGTCCCCGGCGGAGAGAATAGACGGGGATACGTCGCAGTAATCCCGGATGTTTCAGGGGCAGTCGCTTCTATCGAAGGGGCCAGCGTCCTTATGAGGGACGTTATGGCAGTTACCGATGTGAGCGGTGCCGTCCATCTCGATGTGTTGGCTCCGGGTGATGGCGTCTCTCCCGCCGGATCCTGGACCCACACTGTAATTATTAAGTCCCCAGGCTACAAGTTGGTGAAGCACCTCAACCTGGCACAAGGTGCTACTATTAACGCCATTAACGAACCGGATGTCCCCCCTTATGTTCCGCAGTATGGCAGTGGGGGTGGAGGCGCTGGTCTTCCAGGACCTAAGGGCGAGCGAGGTCCTGTCGGCCCTCCCGGACCCAAGGGCGATCCCGGTCCAAAGGGTGATGATGGAGAGCGTGGTTCTAGCGGTCCACAGGGTGTTCCTGGTCCTACCGGTCCTCGAGGTCTGCAGGGACCTCCTGGACCTCCCGGAAAAGATGGAGAGAATGGTCTCATCGGTCCTCAGGGCGCTACTGGTCCCGCTGGACCTGAGGGTCCTCCTGGACCTGTTGGAGCAACCGGTCCTGCTGGCGAACGCGGCCCAATCGGTCCTGCCGGCCCCGCCGGTCCTCGAGGTCTGCAGGGAATTCAGGGTCCAGTGGGACAGACTGGACCTCAGGGTTTGAAGGGCGATCCAGGCCCACAGGGACCTCCTGGACCTAAGGGTGATCCGGGTCCACAGGGACCGCCTGGACCTCCTGGAGGTGGCGGTGCTGGTGGAGCTACTCCTGTCCCAGGCCCCAAGGGCGATCCAGGCCCACAGGGACCTCCTGGACCAGAAGGACCTCGAGGTCCTCAGGGGCTCCAAGGTACTGCTGGTGCTCAGGGTAAGCAAGGTCCTCCTGGACCTAAGGGTGATCCAGGTCCACAGGGACCGCCTGGAGAGCGTGGTCCTGCTGGAGAGCGTGGTCTGATCGGTCCTCCTGGAAAAGACGCGATTAGTCCGCAGCTCTCCAACTATCTCACTAAGGTAGAGGCTGCTGGAATTTATATAAATGCGCTTCAGGCCGCTTCTAAGTATAAGTCTAAGACCGAAGCTGCTGCTGAGCATACTGAGATTAACTCTGAACTTGGTAAGCTCAAGAGTCGAGATACTGAGCTTGACAGTAAGATTGATACGGTTAATAAGCGTATCGACACTGAGGCTCGTGGTCGACTTCCTTTTGAGAAGGGTAAGAAGTACTACTCGCCAGTGACATACTACTGGCCGGATTACTACAATGCTGGACAGCCAGGAAAGACTTCCAAATGGGCCGAGACTCTGTCTATGGGCGGAACTCTTGGTATTGTCATCCTGAATCGCAATTCTGGAGACTGGGAGTCATTCGATAATGACTTCAAGGTCCAGGCGGAGCGGGCTCTGTCGGCGGGAGCTAAGCGTGCTATCTTCTATGTGAAGACTCAGTATGGCGCAGCAAGCCTTGGACATGACGATCCCGGTCGAGCTGGTATACCCAACCCAGATCGGTACTCTAAGGAATACATTCTCAAACAGATCAGGTTCGCTAAGACTCATTATGGCGACCTTTGTCAGGGTGTATTCCTCGATGAGGTCATTAACGGCTGGGGCACCCAGGCTGGCCGAGTCGCTTGGTACAAGGATCTGATCGATACAATCCGCAAGACGTATGGTCCGACGTTCTTCATCGCGATTAACTCCGGATCTAACATCTCTCAGGACATGTGCACACTCGATTTCGATGTTTGTATGATGTTCGAGAAGGATGCGTCAAAATGGTTGCAGGATGACCCCGGAAATCCGATTCTCCCTTCTCATATGGCGAATTTGCCTTCTACCAAGTGGTGGGCAGTAGTCCATGGGGTTACTGAGGCTAATTATCCTCAGGTGTTTGAGAAGGCAGATAAACTCGGAATCGCTCATCTGTATATCACAGATGGTGTACTTGTCGAGGATCCGAACCGAGGCGGTCAATGGGAGCCTGTTGGTAACCCTTATCAGAACCCTCCAGGTCTCCACCTTCGAGCCCTCGTCAAACCGTGGATCAATGGTACCCTAGACCTCTATCTCAAGGTTCTCGCTCTTGAGAAACTCGGCGGAGGTAAGGGTCAAAAGGGTGATCCGGGTCCCGCCGGACCTCCCGGACCTAAAGGTCCTCCTGGAGAGCGTGGTCCTGTTGGTCCAGCTGGTCCAGAAGGCCCACGAGGTTTACCAGGACCGACCGGTGGAATCGGAGCTCAGGGCCCACGAGGTCCAGAAGGCCCTAAGGGCGCTACTGGTGAACGTGGTCCGCAGGGACTTCAGGGTATTCAAGGTCTGAAGGGCAATCCCGGCGATCGAGGTCCTATTGGTCCCGCTGGGCCAGGGGGACCCGCAGGACCTCAGGGTGCACCTGGTATGTTTGCTCCTCGGATGTTACCTCGTGGAACTACCATGTCTCAGCGAGATATGAACTACCTCAAGTCTGGCGGTAGTACCAACTATGATGGATCGCTCCCCCAGATCGGTGACTACTGGACCGATGTCTCTGGGAACAAGTGGTATCTGGCGCACTTCAACTATCTCTATGGTGTGCTCGATACTCACGCTGTTCTTGTCTGCCCAGCTGGAGCTCGTCATGACGTTATGTACTCGGCCAGAGACAACTCGGCTGGGTACTTTGGTTGTGGGTTCCATCAATGGGGGCAACAAGAGAATTGGGATCAGTTCGGTAACATGATGCGAGGCCTTGGTGGAGTGACCAAGGTGTTGAAGCCGTTCCCGTGGATCCAGACAGACGGTATGGTTAACGGCAACGCTTCAACTGCAGCTGAGAAGACTGTTAAGGCGGCCATTGTCACTGAAGCTATGGTCTTCGGATACCGTCCGATGTCTGCTGTGACATACAACACTCGTGTCGGATTGTCTATGTCGGGTCAGCACCAGCTCGATCTGTTCAAGGTAGCTCCCTGGTTGGCGTTTGTCCCCGGTACCCAGGGTAACCGATACAAGTGGCTTGCTGATCCTATCGGTGCCGCGTCCTGGACTGTCATCGATTCACAGGCAGCACGTGCCACTTGGAACTATGTAGACACTCGTGGCGCAACCATGAGCTTTGTCATCATCGGTTAGGAGAAACATGATCACTATCGAGAGCCAGGGCGATTGGCGCCCAACCAAAAACTGGATGGCTCGCATGCTCAAACTGGATCTCGCACTGATCATGAACCAGTTCGGCAAGGAGGGGGTGGAGGCTTTACGTCGTTCCACCCCTTCCTCGTCGGGCGAGACAGCTGCAGCTTGGAATTACGAGGTAAAGCGTACAGGTAACAGCTGGAAAATCACGTGGACTAACGCTCACGTCAACAAAGGCGTTAATATCGCCGTGATTCTACAGTACGGACACGGCACCCGGAATGGCGGATACGTCGCCGGGCGAGACTACATCAATCCGGCAATCAGGCCGGTCTTCGACAAGATCGCACAGAAGGCCTGGAAGGAGGTCACTAGGTAGTGGCAACCATTGACGAGCGAGTAGTCTCGCTCAAACTCAACAACAAACAGTTCGTTAGCGCGATTCAAGAGTCCGCGGCGAGCATGGATAAGCTTAAAAACTCGCTTAGCACCGCGGGTAGTTCTGCTAGCGGGTTATCTCGCATCTCCGAGATTGCGAGGAACACGACTTTCGGTGATTTGGCCAACAAAGCGCTCGAAGTCGGTCGAAATCTCACCGTTTCCCAAGGTCTGGGTATCGCCGCATTCGGCGGAATTGCAGGAGCGGCAGTCGCGGCTGGGTCTAAGATCGTAACTGGCTTCTTTCAGGTTATGAAAGACGGTTTCGCCGAGTACGAGACACAGATTAACTCGGTCCAGACCATTCTTGCTAACACGGCTCAAAATGGTACCACTTTGGCCCAGGTTAACTCGGCACTTGATGAACTTAACAGTTATGCTGATAAGACCATCTACAACTTCACCGAGATGACCAACTCAATTGGTACTTTCACGGTTGCCGGTGTTGGTCTAGAGGATGCTACCGCTGCTGTTAAAGGTTTCTCAAACATGGCGGCCCTGTCCGGGGCTAATGCTCAGCAGGCAGCTGGTGCTACTCGGCAGTTAGCTCAGGCTATGAGTTCTGGCGTCGTCAAGCTCCAGGACTGGATGTCTATCGAGAATGCTGGAATTGGCGGCAAGCAGTTCCAGGAAGCCATCATGACCACCGCCAGGATGCATGGCGTTGCCGTCGATGAGATGATCGCTAAGAACGGAAGCTTCCGACTTTCGCTTCAGGAGGGTTGGCTCTCGGCCGAGATTATGACCGAGACCCTGAAGGCTATGACTGGCGACCTCTCCGAGGAACAGCTCAAGCAGATGGGTTACTCGGAAGAGCAGGCCGCTCAGATGAAGAAGCTTGCTCAGGCTGGTCTAGACTCGGCTACTCAGATTCGAACCTTCACTCAGATGATTGGTACCTGGGGCGAGGCTCTCGGTTCTGGTTGGTCTAAGACATGGCAGCTCATCTTTGGTGATTTTGGTGAAGCTCAGAGTCTATTCACCTCGGTTGGTAACTGGGTTGGTGACCTTATCAACAAGATGAGTGATGCTCGAAACAATACCCTCCAGCTGTGGCGATCATTCGGCGGTCGAGAGGCTCTGATCCGGGCACTCGGGTTCGCTTTCGAGAACATCTGGCAAGTTCTAAGCTCGATCGGTAAAGCATTTAACTCTGTCTTCGGTGGAAACACGGCAGTCCTCATCACGAGACTGACCTTCCACTTTGGCGTTCTTATGTCATATTTGTCCGTGACTGAGAACACAGCTAATAAGATCCAGAGGACCTTCGCTGGTCTCTTTGCAGCGGTGAAGATCGTTCTGTACCCATTCATCGAGCTTGGTAAGACGGTCTTCTATGTGGCTATGGCTATCTTGAATGCCCTCTACCCGGCGATCACCGGAACCAGTGGTGGGATTCTTGCAGTAACGGCCACTATCGGAGACTTTGTCGTCTGGCTCTCAAATCTGATCCAGAAGCTGAATCTATCTGGAATCGCGCTTAAGATCCTGGTTCCTCCGATTAATCTCCTCGGAGCAGTTATTCGATGGATTGTTGGCGGACTACAGTCATTCTTCAAGTGGCTCGACATCGGAGGACGAGTTAAAGCTGCCTCAGATGCTGTAGGCGGACTATCCGGAGCACTAGGAACTATCATGACAGCCCTCAAGGCGTCTCCTGTGTTCCAGACTTTCGCAGCTGGTATCGAGAAGGTTAAAGAGGCATTCTCAGGAGTAAAGGCTGCTATCCAGGACTTCGGCGATAAGGTCGGAGCTAAACTCGGATCGAAGCTGGCTTCTACCAAGGCCGCCGTGTCTAACTTCTTCGCTGGCTTCAATGTCAATGGACTGACCGGATTCCAGGGTATTCTTGAAGCAGTTATGGTCCTACTCGAGAAGTTCGCTCTGAAGCTGGACATCTCTGGTAAGGCCGAGTGGCTTGCTAATAAGCTGAACGAGCTAGGGGCTGCTATCTCTGATCTGTTTGACAAGATCAAGAACTCCGCTGTCTGGGACAAATTCGGCAATGGAATGGCTAAGGTCGGAGACAAGGTCTCAGATCTGGCGCACTCTTTCCAAGACTGGATTAATGGGCAGTCTGACGTCAAGTCGAAGGCCACCGAAGTCGGTAACGCTGTCTCCGATATGGGGAACAAGACAGCCACTGCTGCGGCCCAGGCAGGCAATGCTGCAAAACAGAATTTCCTGTCAAAATGGTTAGACGATATCAAGCGTATGGCCAACACGCTCCACCTCCCAGAGCTCTTCGAGACTGTGAAGCAGAAGCTGATCGAGTTCAAGAACTTCTTTACCCAGACGCTTGGTCCTGCTATTAAACAGGGAGCTTCTAAGGCTTTCGGCTCTATCGGCGAGGCCCTCGGTAAGGCCAACGAGAATCTGAAGTCTTACGACATGGGTAAGATTCTTGTAACAGCTATGGGCGGTGGGGTCCTGTACGCCATCACCACATGGATCAAGTCCTTCAAGGATAACTTCGACAAAATCGGAAACCTTGCTGATAAGATCGGTGAGACATTCGACAAGCTCGGTGATGTCCTCAGTGCATTCGAGACGAAGATCAAGACTGAGGCTCTCCAGAAGATCGCAATCGCATTGCTTCTTCTGGCTGCAGCACTTGTGGTGATGGCCCTTGTGCCGTTCCCCAAGTTGATGCAGAGTATCGGGGCTCTTGGTGTGGTCGTCTATCTGTTGACTGATGCTATGAAGGCCTTGGATGATGTCAACACTGATGGGATCTGGAAGCTAACTCCTGTTCTGGTCTCACTTGGTGTGACTATGATCCTCCTTGCTTCGGCTATTGCTATTATGGGTAAGATGAAGCCAGAAGCTGCTCTACAGGGCGTTATTACACTGGGTGTACTGATCACCTATCTTACGGGTATGCTCTACTCTATCAGCGCCAACAAGAATGCTCCCGAGGGTGGTCGGGTCTTCATGTCTCTGGCTGCCTCGATGGTAATCCTAGCAACAGCAGTAGCCATTCTTGGTTCACTACCTATGGCCGTCGCCCTTCAAGGTATTATCGGCCTTGGGGTGATTATCGCTGCACTTGCTGGGTTCATGTTTGTCGTTACGAAGAACCCGAACATGGCTAGTGGAGCCGGAGTACTTCTGTCTCTGGCTATCTCCTGTACGATCCTCGTGAGTGCTATCTGGCTCCTCGGATCTATGGATACAGGAAAGCTCGTCCAGGGTGTTCTGGCTCTCGGCGTGGTTATCGCGGCACTTGTTGTAGCCATGACGATCGCCGCACGAGGCGCTGGCATTGGTGCTGCTCCGATTCTTGCAATGTCTGTGGCATTGCTGATCCTAGTTGGAGTGGTATCGATCTTTGGTGACATGCCACTTGGAAAGCTCGTACAGGGTATGGTGGCTCTAGCTGCAGGACTAACAATCCTATGTGTCGCTATGCTGGTCGCTAGTAATTCAATTGGCGGAGCAGTTGCCCTCGGCATCATGGCTGTCGCTTTGGTACCATTTGCGAATGCAATGCAAACCCTCTCGAGTATCTCTTGGGCTGGTCTTGCGGTTGGCCTGGTAGCTATGGCTGCCGGATTCGCCATCTTCCTTGCTGCGGCATTTGTCGCGCAGATGGTCGCACCTGGTATTATCTTACTCACAGTCGCTCTATTGGCACTTGGTATTGCCCTCATCCCGATTTCAATCGGTATGGCGGCGTTCGCCGTAATGCTGGGTATCCTAGCTACAACTGGTTCAGCAGCATTCCTAGTTCTCGCTGAGGGAATCAAAATGCTTAGTGCTTTGCTCCCACAGCTGGCCACAGACCTAGCCAATGCGTTGATGAACTTCATCGTTACGATTGCAGCGAGGACTCCCGAGTTGGTTACGGCCTTCTCGAACATACTACAGGCTATTATTGAAGCGATCATCATCAACACACCTCTGGTTGTTGCGGCGCTCTTCACTCTGATTTCGGCACTTCTCACTGAACTTGATAACCATGCCTACGAGTTCGGCAATAAGGCTGCCAACATCATTGCGAAGTTCCTTCAGGGTATTGCTGATGGTCTTCCAGCTATCATCAGAGCTGGAGCTGATCTGATCGTCAACTTCTTGAATGGTATCTCTGAGCAGCTTCCGAGGATCCTGGATGCAGCTGGAAACCTGATCTTGACGTTCCTTGAGGGTATTGCTAACACCATTAGAAAATACAACGCAAGGATCCGCCAGGCTGGTCTTGATATTGCTTGGGCTATTATCGATGGTGTTACCTTCGGCCTAGCTGACAAGGCCTGGAAGATTGGTGAGAGTCTAGTTAATGCCGCCAGTAATGGTTACGACAAGATGAAGGAGTTCTTCGGAATTCACTCACCTTCTCGACTGATGCGACAGCTAGCTCACTACGTTGGCGATGGTATGATCCTGGGTCTTAAGGACAAAGAGGAGACCATCGGCGATGCCGGTAAGAGCCTCGGTCAGGGTGCTTACGACGCTATGAAGGAACCCCTCGACAAGATCAATGACATGTTCGAGGATGATCCTGCCTTCCGACCGGAGATTGCGCCAGTTCTCAACCTCGAGGAGCTGACCAAGCAGGCTCAAGCTCTTGGCGGAATTGGTGGAAGTCTTGGGATCTCTGCGGGATTGGCTAATGGGGCCAGGCCGAAGGTTCAGCTGGAGGACACCAAGGTTACCTCCGACCAGAGCCCGACCCAGATCACGTTCAATCAGAACAACTACTCTCCGGAGGCACTCAGCGAGGCCGAGATCTACCGGCAGACACACAACCAGCTCGCAAGAGCAAGGAGGCTACTCAACACATGATCCGATCAATCACGATCGACCCAGATGGGTATGATCGAATGACACTTTCGCTCACTGACCCCTGGGCCCAGGAGGTCGTGATTAAGGATATCGATGGTCTCGGTCCGACCAAGGGTGAGATCTCGATGGAATACATGGGTGTGGGTAACCGGTCTTACCTGAAGGGGGCCAGGCTCACGAGGCGTAATGTCACGATGACTCTGGTCCCCTTTGGGGACGACATTGAGCGCATTCGACAGAAGATCTACAACTACTTCATCATAGGCGGGGAACTCTCGCTTGAGGTGGAGACCGATCGACGCAGGGTTAAGGCTCGATTCTATGTTGAAGCCTGCGACACTGACATCTTCGCCGAGCAGGTAGAGATGAATATCTCACTAATCTCGCTATCGCCCTACTGGTCGGCGCTTTCATCGGTCAGGGAGATTGTCTCTGGTCGAACTGCTGAGGAACCCATATTCGAGTTCCCGTTCCACTCGGATGCTCCTCCGTCGGACATCATCTTTGGTAAGATTGGTTGGGGTCGCTCTAAGCGAATCACTAACCTGGGGGACATCAAGACCGGAGCGCTTATTACGTTGACCTTCAATGGCGACGTTAAGAACCTCCGGATCATGAATAACGCGGCAAATGAGCAGATGCGCTTCTCCAAGCCGCAGCCATTCTATGCTACCGAGCGACTTATCATCGATTCTCGAGATGGGCGTCGTTCTATCACACACATTAACTCTCAGAATCTATATTCTGCGGCTTATGGTGTTCAGTCTTGGGATAGTACCTGGATGTACGTATATCCTGGGATTAATGACTTCGCTATCGAGTATCAAACAGCATTTGGATATACCGCCACCGGTGAGCTGGTCGAGATGACAGTCGAGTACGAGCCGCAGTATAGGGGGATCTGATGCGTCTATTCTCAAGTGGTAACATCAATGGTGGACCTAGGTCTACGCCTAATGAGAACATGCAGCCTTGGGTGGAGATTGAGGACTTCGAGTCTCTGTCCTGGTCTGAGAGATCCCATGATTATGGGGACTTTAAGCTCCAGATTGTATCGGACACAATCGAACCCCAGTTTGGTACATATTCCATGTGGATGCGTGATGACTCAGATTTCGTGATGATCTGCGAGGACATTCACGCAAAGCAGCTACCATCAGGCAAGTACATCCAGGAGTACTCTGGACGGAGCCTTGAGTCGATGCTCGAGTGGCGAATCAACGAGGATAAGATCCCTCTTCAGCTTCCAGAATCGAGGTGGTTGGAAACCCAGCTGTATCTCGAGACGATTCTTCACAACAACTTCGGGTCTGGAGCTTCCGCTCGACGCAAGATCCCAGGGTTTAACGTTCACCGAGAGCTGGACGTTAACTCCTGGATTCGGGTGAATATGGCGGACTTCGATGGCGACTGGGACGAGACTGTTGGTCTCACCTTGAACCGAGACCATATCGTAAAGCATGTTCGTAGGTTCTTGGATATGACGAAGCCAAATGGTTTCTCCATGTTCTACAGGATCCGAATGAGGAACGGTGGATTCTGGGTTGACTTCGAGGCTCCATTCCTCGTCGAACCTCTAGTACTCTCTCCCTCAGATGACGACTTCACCGACTTCGAGTATGTGTGGTCTAACCGAAAGAAGTACTCACACATCATCGAGGTGTATGACCACTACGAGGTTGATGGAAAGAAACCTCAAAATGGTAAGTCACGAACTAATGTTCTAGAGGTTCGTAACGAGATCCCCATGCTTCGACGAGAGGTCTTGTGGAATAATACTGCAGACCACAAAGTTCTCGATCCTAACGACAAGGACTCGAAGAAGAACGACCGGGATGTGCATAAGAAGAATGCATATGATTACTCTAACCCATACTATCCAATCTATGTAGCTGCCGATAAGGCTGGAGAGTACACGCCTGTGATGCAGTACAGTGCTAAACTCGACAGCTTTGGCGCTAACATTAAGTATAGGCGGGATCTCTTTGTGGGGGATGTAGTACGTTATATTCCCGATCCGGGTATCAACCTTCGACAGCAAATGCGCATGCCAGACGGCACCATCAACTGGGAGAAGTACGCTGAGCAAAGGCGAATTGACCTCCAGTTAACTGAGGTAACCGAGTCATGGGACTCGTCGGGCTATACTCTTCAACCTTCTTTCACCGGTTATGCTGAGAAGTGGTCTGGTGAGGGTAGTAGGGTTAGCGTCGAGCGCAACACTGAATCCGTATACCGAGCAATTAGGAGCAGGTAATGGCAATTGTATCCGGGTTCTATAACTCGGTAAACGGCGACCGAAAGTATGACGCCGAAGACTTTGGGCGACTCCTTAACGGAGTCATACAACAGGGCGTATTCGCCAACGTAGGTAACCAGTTCTTGTGTACCTCAAACCGAAACGGTATGTCCGTTCGAATTGACACTGGTAAGGCTTGGGTTGGGAGCAAGTACATTGAGCTCACCAGCTTCGAGACAGTAAATATCTCTCCCGCCCACCCGAGCTATGACCGAAGAGACTATATTTGCCTTCTGGTCAATAACAACGCCAGTGCTCGAGCTGGGTCAGTTACCACTATCCCTGGTACTCCGGCCCCGAAGGGTCCTCAGGTAAAGCCTCCGCAACTTCCGTCTTGGTCAGGCTATAGCTATTTACCGATCGCTATAGTTGATGTGTATGGCGGCGCCACAAGCATCTCCAACGCTGAGATCACCAACCTGGCAGGAACATCCACCTGCCCTTGGGTCTCTGGACCAAATATGACGGTAAATGTTGACGGGCTTCAGAACCAGCTTCAGTCGAAGTTTGACACATGGTTCGCCTCCGTTCGAGACGCTCTGAACAAGGCTGCTGGTGGGAACGTCAACGTTGATATCGCTAACCTCAAGACTGATATGACCGCCACCAAGGACAAGCTTGAGCGGACAGTTAGGGCTCTGAACTCTTGGGTTGGGGATATCAACAATATCAACGCCAAGATGAGCAACCGAAACACCATCTACGAGATGTTGGATCAGGGTAATGCTGGTATCCACAACTCAATTTGGCGTGGCGATCACTTGGGGACGACTCTTTCCTCAGATCAGCAGGCAGCCATCAGAAATGGCACCTTCAAGGGTATCTATGTGGGCGACTACTGGACCATTTGGGGGGTTCAGTGGCGCGTGGCTGGGTTCGACTACTGGCGAAATATCGGTCCGAGCGCATGGGATCGTCCTCACATGATCCTTATCCCCGATACCTCGCTAGTCAAGGCGCCTTGGGGTACTGGCTCTACCTCAGATGGTTATATGGGTTCGCTTCTGTTCAAGAAGGCACCCGCTATCTCTAGTACTATCGACCGACTCAGGGCTATGTTCGGTTCGAACCTGAACTCACCATGGCACCGTGTATCCAACGGTGCTGAGGATGGTCTGGTTACCTCATGGGCTTGGGAAGGGACGTCTCAGGCTGCTCTGCTAACGGAGCGTATGCTATTTGGTCAGCCGGTTCAGTCGTATGCCCAGTCTTACACTCAGCGTAGGTATGACTTCTCGGTCGCCGCACAGGGACAGCTTCCTATGTTCCGACTGAACCCGCAGTACATCACCTCCGCTAAGGAGGCAATCTGGCTCCAGGATATCGCAAACGCCTCAAGTGCTTTCTTCCTGGACTCCACTGGCATTGTCAATGCCGCACCGGTGACGTACAGCTACGGCGTGCGTCCTTATGTGGTAATCACTTCATAAGGAAATGATGCAACACTTCGGCTTCAATCCAGCGCTTGACATCCTAATCGCGGTTGTCCTGTCTGTATTTGGATCCTCCGGGTTCTGGGTATATTTGCAGAAGCGTCAAGAGCGTAGATCTGCAAACACGCGATTGTTGCTGGGTATGGCGCATGACCGAATTGTGTATGTTGGTAAGACATACATTCACCGAGGGTCGCTGACCCTTGACGAGTATGAGGACTTCATGAAGTATCTCTACGAGCCCTACGCCGAGTTTGGTGGGAATGGGCTTGCCGAAAGGATCGTTGAGGAAGTCAAGCGACTACCTGTCGTCCCCTCGTCCCGCACACCCACGAAAAGAAGCAAGTACGATGGCTAAGCACCTCAAGGAGAATAAATTGCAGAACAAGTCCTACGACATCCTCAAGTGGGTCGCTCTGGTTGCCCTTCCGGCTACCTCAGCCCTGTATCTGACTCTGGCTGCCCTGTGGAATCTACCCAACCCGACAGAGGTTGCTGGAACCATTGCCGCGGTCGACACCTTCCTGGGTGTTCTGCTGGGCGTCTCTTCTGCTAAGTACACTGGTAACACCGTCTCTGGGACTCTCCATGTCTCGGAGAACCAGGACATTCACGCAGCATTCGAGCAGCCAGTGGCTGAGATGCTCCGGAACGGTAAGGTCACCATGGATGTCAAGCAGGTCTAAGCGAGAAAAACCTGCATTATATTGAACCCTAGAAAGGAGACACTTATGAAGACCGACCCGATCCAGGAAACCATTGAAGCCGCTCTCAAGGAAGCGGAACTTCACGACCCCTCATCTGAGGACTACACCACCATTGCTCGCAATGTTGAGACCCTTGCTAAAGCCAAAGCACTTGGCGAAAGTAAGAAGCTCAGCCCCGACGCAGTGCTCGGTGCAGCCACCTCGATTCTGGGAATCGTGGCAGTTCTGCAGTATGAGAGATTTGCAGTGGTATCCTCCAAGGCATTCGGCCTCATCATGAAGGTCAAGCCCTTCTGAGATCTGCCTGGCCCCCTGTGCAATTCGCATGGGGGGCTGGGCTTATCTTTTTTTCGCAAGAAAAACGGGGTCTATATTGAAACCCTGACCTAGAAAGGAAACTCTTATGAATCTCTCTCCCGCTGCTACCCAGGCCGCCCTCGACTACGCCGAGGAGCTTGCTGCTACTGGACTGAGCTCTGCTGAGTACGACCGACTCTATCTGTGAGTTCAAAAGCTAAACGCCAAATTTTCCCGGCGTTTAGTTTTTAGTCACATTAGTAACATCTGTCGCAGAATTAACACGGTGTATATTGAAGACCCTAGAAAGGAACCACAATGACCGCCGTTATCTGCTTCGCCGTTCCCTGCATCATCATCCTCAGCCTGCTGGTTGTTGGTGAGGTGTTCGGCAAGAAGAAGACCTGGAACTTCTGATCCCTACTACCCCTCCAAGCCAAAGATCCCGCCATGGGATCTAGGCTTTTATTTTTTTTTTT